GCAAATTTAGTGAAAGGCATGTTATCTGGTTGCCTCTAAGAGGAATGTATATTCTTGTGTTGGGAACTCTTGTCCGATAATATCAAAGATGACATTAACTTCAAACTCATTATTATCTGGTCTTGGAAAGACCTCAACTCTAACATTATCTACTCTTGGTTCAAAGTTTGAAATAGAAACTTCTATTTGACTTTGAATAACAGAAGCAGTACCAAAGTCAACAAAGTCAAAAAGACTTCCAGTGACATCAGATCCAAATAATGGATTGAAAAATCGCTCAGTTGGTATTGTCTGAACGATATTTCTAACAGATCGACGTATTGCGCTCTCGTTTTTAAGTATTTGTAAGTCCTTAGTCACTGGATGTGGGTCAAAGGATAAACTGATATCTTTAAATGACCTGGATATCCTTTGAACTGCCATCGGATGAAAGATTTTATTTAGTTATTTATAGTAAATTACAGATTTTTTCCGTAACTTGGTTCAGTACCATAGGTCCAATCATCATAATCTTCATCATTTCTGATTTTTTCGTGCAATTCAGTCTGTTTTTTCAAATTATGCTTGGGTGCATGGTCATGCATCACCTCTGTAAGCACTCTTTCCTCTGGTAAATCGTTAGTTTTACCAGGATTTGACCAATAATCAGTGATCAAACTAGTGGTTCGTGATCAAACTAGTGGTTCCCCACATTTGATGCATGTAATCCGCATTTCTATCGGCTGGTTTTCCCATTTTTGCTCCTGATTTATGAAATCAGAACTTTTTGAGGGGTTTCTATCCCTGAATTGATATTTATTTCTTCGCAATAGGGTGATTATAGTCATCAAAGTGGTGATTATACTGATCATCAATATCTGCGACGATTTCTTCGCGTTCTTTTGATGTTTTCCAGTGATATTCGTCCTCATCACCCATACCAAGACGATCATAACCATTTTCAACCTGATAATATTCAGTCGAAACTTTAAAATCAGGCATTTTTGGTTCTTTTGGTGTCAGACTATTATCAAAAATACGTAATCTATTGTTTGGATACAGTGCATATTGCCCATTACGTAGTTCAATAAGGTTGTGAGACTTATGTTCGGCAGGGTTTTCACTTGTTGCCCAGTCTACGTAGTCTGGATCATGGTGATAATTGTCTATTGTGCACACATAAGTGCCTTTTTGAATACCAAAGTCACGTGTGTAGCACTCAAAGTCCATACTACCAATGAACTTTTTATCAATACTAACAACACCATAGTCCATACAGTTCCAAAACTGTAGGTTAGGTAGATCTAAATCAGGGTCTGGTGTCTCTGGGTCTGCTAAGAATGCACTGATAGGCAACTTATCATACATTGCAGCATATTCTGGTAAATAGGTTTCAAAATAAAAAGCACGTCCAGGGATTGACTTACAAGAAACCCAAACGCCTTTAACAAATTCACCATGACCAGATTGATGATCAGTCAAATATTCTTTTCGTACCCATACTTCCATTGAAGGAAGATTTGTAATAAGACATGCCATAATATCAAGTAATCTTTAATATCTAGCTCTTCTAAAGTGAACTTCTATTAACTTATCCCCTACAAATTCGCAATTGATCCAACCATACCAATAAAGTCCTATAGTCGTCAATATCTTAGGATAGGGCATCTTTATATCAGTTTCTCGCCATACCCCATCAGAGTGCACTAATGCACGTCTCTGGTGCTTTACGTGAAAGTCTACAGAGTGTTCACGTGCCCATTGTGGATAACACCCAGTCCTATCCTCATGATATTCATAATCAACTGATGTGATATCACCCTCAAATACCTCACACCAGAATTCTCCTGGGTGTAAATGGTCAGTAGAACGTTCAATGTACTCAACTCTACTTTGACATTCTAAAAGACAGGTACAAGGACTAATGACATAAAAACCGGGTTTAGGAACCTCTAGTCCCATAGGACCACAAGTATAACCCAAACGCCGGCTTAAAAATAACTTATTGTATATCCACAAGTGGTGCGGAAGAATGCGGTTCCACTCATCCGCAACATTGTGAATGTACATCTATCGCCCTTGTCCCCGGTATCTCTTACGAGCCGAGTTACGAGAGCTCGCTGCGTATTTCGTGTGCTGTCCCGTGCCTTGACGAGTTTTTTTCGGTGTTGCCTCAATGGTCTTACCACCACTTATTGTACGCCGTACAGCCATAATTAATCTCCAATAGTTTTAGTTTCAATATCAGAAGGACTTGGTGACCCAGTTTGATAATATTCAATCGCCAAGTCCTCCATCTTTTCAAAGTACTCTAATTGACCTAGATCTTCCCAGAGTACCTTACCTTTGACGAGTATGGTATACTTGTCCACAATAATCAGATAACTCGTGTTTTCTCGTGACCGACTCTAATACGTGGGTCGCACCAAATCTCGAAACCAGCATCGATAGCATCGAGACAGAAACTTACATCCTCTCCACACATATCTTGTACAGAACCAGAATCAAAGACTTGCATCTTAGGAGCAAACCAAGGATACTTGATCTCTTGATGTTCAAATACACCGTTCTTAATCAGAACCCAACCAAAACCAGTGTAATCCACGGTGAATGGTTTTTGCCGCTTAGCAATCGTTTCAAGAGTTTCATGATTCATGACTCCACCATTATTCTTGAAGTCATCCTCTTCTAACCAGTGTGCTACAGAAGTCGTTTGCCCGTCTTCCGTACAATACCAACCAGCAGCAATATCTTTTTCCATCAATACAAGTTGCCAAAACTTCTCAGAATTGAAAACAATATCAGAATCAATCCACAACTGCCAGTCGTACTCTAACTTACCGTTCCATGGAAGTTGATCGGGTCCACGCAAAACGTTGGCTCCCAAGCACTTGCAGCGTGCGAAGTTTACCATCGAACTGTAATCCTGAGAGATCTGGATACTAGCACCAGACTGCACCAGGTCAAAACACAGTTGTACGAAGTTCTTTAAAAATGTATAAGATACTCCTCGTCCTGGAAGACAAAACACAATGGTCTTTCCTTTGACAATCTCTTTTGCCTTAGCATAATCCCAACCACCCGCAGGAGCGCTACCAACGGGCTTTTTTGCTTTTACTGTAAATCCTTTAGTCATGAGATAGGTTAATTACTTTCATATCATACACCATTATCTATAAGGTGTCAATCAAGTGCCTGGTTCGGTTATTACAATCCCATCCATCTCTACTTCAATATTAACTTCCGTCCCTTCGAACCACTGCTTCTCATCACATATCCACTCAGGGATAATCACATAGTGCTCACCGTTTACAGGATCGACTTCTATGGTCGTAAAATTTTCTGCGCGATTTTTTTGCATACAGCGTTTTTGTCTCTTGGTTTTATATAGCGAATGGGGGATTTATAAAGAGCTCGTGAAAGCAAGACTTTATAGCTTAATGGTACCTAGTCGTTTTATAACCACGCGCCCGCGCAAAAAACCCCCCGACCGGCGGGGGGCTGCTGATTCACGAACGACTGACTCAGAGGTCGCTGAGCATCTCATCCATTTCGGTGCGGTCAATCGCTGGGTCATCCCACCGCAGACCGTCGCCGTTGGTTTCACCGAAGGTTTCCAGGACAGGAACCAGGGCATCATATCCGCTGTGCCCATAGATCCGTGCCAGGCGGTAGAGGTGCTCCTCATTGCTGATCCAGAGGGAAGCGCACCAGGTCTCCCAATTTGCCCATCCGTTCATGCTGTCGCTCCTGTGTGGTTGACTTCCATATGATACAGCCGGCAGGGCACGAACCCCGCCATTTGTACCACCTGCTCAGGCGGCACACTCACGTTGAAACTTAGTGTTGTTAAAGTTAGCAACACTGAAGCGCTGACGATTGACCAACTTAAATGTGCCGAACTGTGACCACATAACGTAACCCTCAGCATCGATTCTGTCCTGTCCGATGTATGCTTCAGGTCCGTTCAGTTGACGACACTGAGCGAGCAATTCTTCCTTCAGATAGATGACCAAACCGTAGAGGTGCATTAGTGACTCTTTACCCAGGAAGTCGTCGTTTGTGAGTGGATAACCCTCACGCAGCGAACGGTTTACATTCTGCTTAATTTGCTTTGCTTCTTTATCAGTCGCAAACTCTACGGTAGGGATTAGTTCGTTGATCATATCTACGACGGGAGGCAACTCAAACTCTTTGTCCAGTTGACCAACATAACCCGAAAATGTTCCTGCTTCAGGTTGAATGAAACGGCAGGAGAATTCCCTGCTAGCAAGTGCATAAGACGGCAGAGGGTA